ATAATGTGTAGTACCGATAAGAACTAACGAATCTTATTGAACATAAATGGCAGGTGAACGAACAGGCATCCTAAATGTAGAAGGTAAACTTGGAAAAATTATGGCCAAAGATACTAATACATTAGTCGTAAAAGCTGCTGACAGAGATACAGTTTTATCTGAGATATCTGCTCGTGCAGCCAGATACAAAGATTTAGATCCTGCACAATATGATGAACTAATGGCACTAAGGGCTGATGTTAAAGATGTCTTCAATAATGGTCAAGTTCCAGGTGAAGATATAATGGAACAACTTTTCTTTTTGGATGCTAAAACTAAAGATCTACTTGTTAAAATGACTGGTAATTATAACAGAATAGTTACACCAGATGATTTCTCTACTATTGCTAAAATAATGAGTAATAATTTGGCTTCCCAAGCCCCTGTAACTAAGACATTTACTAAATTCTTTGGTCGTTTAGCTGCAGATTTTGCTACTAATGCTAAACCAAAAGAATCAGATATCTCTTGGGGTGATGTTATAAGAACAGAAATACTTGGTACTAGAACAAGTGGATATAGGTTACCAGCTGCTATATCTGAAATGTTAGGTATGAAAGATGAACCTTTATCTGAAAAGTTTCTATCATCTATACCTGGTTGGTCACCTGATGGCATACTATCTGAGATGTTATATGGGGTACGTGCACCAAAATATCGCAGGACTGGCATAAGTATCCTTAAAGTAGAACCATTACAATTAACTAAACTTGTTGATCTTAATTTATTTACACCAAACAAATTACCCAAGAATTGGACGAATATACCAAATGTTAACTTTGATGGTAAGGTTATTGAACAAGACTTCACTCAGACATTCGAAGAACGTCTTAATTACAAGAATGCTGATGGGGAATGGGTTACAAACATATTGCAAATACCACAAAAGACAGACCCAACTTGGTGGGAAGAACTCATTAATAAAGATGGTAAAATCAATGATATTGTTGACGCCACAAAAGCACAAACTGCTTTTGGAGTTAACGCAAATCACAGTAATGATGCAACAATAGTTAAGGCATTCCACCTATGGGGTAAAGCGACATCAACCCCAACTAGCTCAATTCATGATGCCTTTTTCGCTAATGCAGCAGATATGATCCCTGCTCGCGCTGCCTTACGCCAGATATATGCTGATAAGCTTAATTCAAATGTTATTGTAGATACTCTTAATGAAATGAAATCCCGTGGTTTCCCACAAGAGCTCTATGACCAATATATGAAGGAAGCTATTGACACTGGATTAATACCAGTTGCTGGTAGATCAATAGTAGGTGGTGTAGTATTAAAAGAATCCGATATACTCAAGGTTGAGGATGTGTTAAAAACAGTACCGAAAGGTTTCAGTAACAATTATTCTTTTTACGGTGTAGGTTAGAAGCAAACCAAAGCTTATATGATACTATGAAAATAATAATTGTATTTCAATTATCTAGAGGTTGTACCTCCAAGATATAATTTAATAAGTTTGAGGTTGTACCTCAGAAAGAGATATAAAATGGCTACTGAACAAGAAATTGCTGCTCAACAAAAAGCTGATGCAGACGCTGCAAAAATTGCTTCTGATAATGCTGCTGCTATGGCTAAGGCTGAAGCTGATGTTAAGGCTGCAGAAGACGCTGCTAAGAAAGCTGAAGCTGAAACATTGGCAGAAGAAGAGGCTACTAGAAAAGCACTCGCTAATATTGGAAAATCAGCATCCGAACAAGATGATGAGATGTTAGCTAAATTAGTTAAAGACAGAGTTGATTCTGAACTTAAGATAATTAAGTCTAATCTAGATAAGGCATATGCTGAACGTGATTCAGTGCTTAAGAAAAATGCTGAGTTCGAACAAAAAGAACGTGATGCAGTTCTTAAACGTTTAGAAGAAGAAGGAAAGCACAAAGAAGCATTTGATTTACGTACTGCAGAGCTTCAAGCACAATTAGAAGCTGAGAGAAAGCGTAATACAGAGTTAAGTCGTGATAGTGCTGTTAAAACAGCCCTTAGCGTACATACATTCCGTAATGCTGCTGCAGCTGATATGGCGTATCGTGAGGTAATCTCACAGTTAGTCCAAGATAAAGATGGACAATGGATACATCGTTCAGGAATTAATATTCCAAATTTTGTTGAAGCTTTTTCAAAATTAGAAGATATGTCATTTCTTTTTAAGGTTAAAGTTAGCAGTGGAGCAGGTACGAAAGAAGGTTCAAGCTCTTCTGGTAGTGATAAACCTAAATCATTATTTCAAATGACCCAAGCAGAAGTTATTAAACTTGCTGCAGAAGGTAAATTACCACAAAAACAAGGCAGACGTTAATCGTACTGCAATAAACATTAAAGGATATATAGCATGAGCGGAGCACAATTATTTACAAACGTTAACGGTAGTGATAGTTATGCACTACAGGCATCAATTGGTGCTTACTCTGATGAAGCATATACTAATGCCAAGAAATTGTCAGGCACTGGTATCGTTGGTAACAACCCAAATATCGATGTTACAACTGAAACATTTATTGGCCAAATGCGTTGGTTCAAACCTTTGACACCAAATATCGGTGTTGCTTCTTTGACTAACTCTGCACAAGGTACAGGAACTACATATCAATCAGACTTTGCAACTTATATTAAGACGGTACGTACACATGGTGCTACCAATGTTAATATGTCGCAAGTTGTTACTCAAATGGATGGTCTTGCTAAGATTGGTCGTGACTTTGGTGAAACACGCGCACAAGATGAACACAATGCTATCTTGGCAGTATTGCAAGGTGTAGCCTTATCAGAAGTATTGTATGGTGCTGCTTCTGCGGGTGGTGGTTCAGGTAATGGTGGACAAACCTTCACTAATGACCCAACTAGCAAAACCTATGGTTTCTATGTAGATATGGGTAATAATAGCCTTATCGCTACCCCTAGCGTTGCTGTACAAGGTGCGTCTCGTGCTGAGAGCTTCTTGCAAGCCCTTGGAATGGCGTGGAAGGATTATGAGCCAGAATATTGCTACGTTGTTGTACAACCTGCTGTTATGGCTTCCTTGCGTTCTGCTAACATTGTTGACCAAGATCGTGTACAAGATGGTTCGATTATGTTCAATACATTGTTTGGTGGAAAGTTCCGTGTTCTTCAAACACGTGCTAACCAAGGATTTACAGCATCACAACTGACTGGTATCAATCTCGGTGCTGGTGTTGATATTGCTGGTCCTCAAACTTCTTTCATTGTATTGCCTGGTGCAGTAGCTATGGAAGGTTTAGATGTACCTAATCCTACGGAAATCTTCCGTGATGGTCGTGCATTCAACGGTGGTGGATCTACAGATGTATGGTATCGTTGGGGTTATGTTGCTCATCCTGGCGGTTATGATTGGATTGGTGCATCCACTGTATTCCCAACTAATAACGACTTTTCAAATGCAATTTTCAATGGTGTAACTCCAGGCGCTGATATTGGTACAGCTACTGGTGGTACTATTGGTACTGCTACTGGTTCTTGGAATCGTAAAGCTCAATCTGCACTTGGTTTGGGAATCTTGCCAGTATTCCATAACTAAAATTTAAAGAATACCTAATTTGTATAAGGTTAGGTAGCTCTTTATTAGAAGGGAATATTATGGCATTAGCTGTTGGTACGAATTCATATGTAAGCCAAGCTGATGCAGACAGTCATTTCGGGGATAGATTGGATGTTGCTGCATGGACTAATGCTACAGACTTAATGAAGCAACAAGCCCTTATAACAGCATCCATGATCCTTGATGAACAAAGTTGGCTAGGGACAGCTCTTACAGATACTCAAGCAATGGCTTTTCCTAGATCCTTCGCTTACTACGATCAAAAATATGGCGATTTTATAATTGTTGATGGTATCACTATAGTGTATCCTGATAGGCTTCTTAAAGGTACAATGGAGTTAGCATATCATTTTCTTAATAATTCTGGTGTAAACGACACTACAGGAACATCTAAAAATATGACGGTAGGTTCTGTTTCACTTGAACAAATAAGAGTAGCCCCTGTAATACCATTAAATGTTAGAAATATTATTAAGCCATTACTTGTTAATAATGGATCTAATGCTTGGTGGAGAGCTAATTAAGGGGACTCATATGGGATATGTTAATTTTATTCAGAATCAAATATCTATTGCATTTAATACAATAGGTGATTTAGCTACAGATTTAACCTTTGTCCAAACTACACCTGCTAGTTTTGACTTTAATAATAGCATAACAGTAACTACACCACTAGTATCAACAACAATTAAAGGTATTATTAATAAGAAAAAGCGGGAAAATACTTCGAATACTATGTTTATGAATATGTCTTTTAGATCTTCTGACATACCAGATGCTACCATATATGATAAAGTTATTATAAACGGTATAACTTGGAATGTTACCCCACCTTATGTGGAAGATAATGGTCTAACAACATTTGATGTTTCTAAGGAGGGCTAATATGGCTAATTTAGAAACTAGTAAGTTCTCAGATGTACAACGGGATATATTCAGTATATTTGGATCAGCTGCATGGATAGCTGAAGATATTGTTACCGTACCTACAAATTTTGTAGGAAAAAATATTGGTAATACTTATATAAGAATTAAAGTGATATCAGGCACTCACGGTATAAACTTAAAATCTATAGCAGGTTCAGTTATGATAGATATTTTTGTTCCAGCTGGAGGCGGACCTCTGGTAGCTTATAATATAGCAGATAGAATAGATGAATATCTATTAGGTAAGACAATATCTTTAGGCCAGGGTTCAACCCAATTTGGTAAAAGTACTCTTACAGAATTTGGCCCTGATGCAGATAATGCATCTTTGTATAGATATCAATATACAATACCTTTTAATCATTTTGTAATATTTAATATTGGAGTTTAAAACATGGCAACCCCTATTACCTCGATTGGTGCTGCAATTTTTGCTGATTTAGCTTTTGCTGTAGGTACGACTACTGTATTTGGAGCAGGTCACCCAGGCTATGTTACCAACACTACTAATGATACACAATTTTTGGCATTGTTTGCAACTGAAATTGGTAACGGCCTTACTGATGACTTGCAAGTAACTGTAACAACAGTTGGTTCTTTCGCACGTCTAACCAATGTTCGTGATTTCCCAGCTATTGGTGCACCTGCTAATATCGTTAAAGTACCTACCTATGGTCAAAAGGTCAATAAGCAAGTTATTGGTCAAAAGGATCTTCCAACAGTTGAAGTAACTGTAAACTATGTTCCAAAAGATTGGGAACCTGTTGCTGGTTATGGATTGTTTATTGGTGATTTGGTAACACGTGCATGGCGTTTCTCATTGCTTAATGGTGCACCTACTGCAGCTGCTGGTGCTACACAATATTCTTCTTTGTCATCTGGCTTAGGGACTGCTGTTGGTGGTAATGCAGTATTTTATTTCCTAGGGCGTATGGAAGCAATTGTTGTTAAACCATCATTGACTGATGCTACTACTGCTGTAGTAACTCTGTCATTGCAATCTGATTTCTATGGTGCATATAGTTACTAAGTAAATGTTTATGAGGAGTACGTAGCTGTGGTTAGCTAACTCTTAAAAAACCTGTGGCCACAAAGAGCAGGTGTCCTTAATTTTATATACTCTAAATAGGGTTTAAGAATGATAATGGAAATCGAAGATACGATTAAACCATTCAGCCAAGGTTATGTTCTTCGTACTACTACGAAGCATATGCGTAAAGGAATTGATGTAAGTATTCGTAAGACATTTGAGCGATTGAAAGATTTTAGTGGTAATATGACACGCTCTAAAGAAGTCTATGATACCCTTGCATCTTTACATAAAATGCGAGCTATGTTGGATGAGTTTCAATTAGAAAATAAAGAATTATTTTCGAAAGAGTAATTATGGTAAAGTTTAAAATACCAAATTGTAATGATAAGAATAATGAACCTACTAAAAATGAGGTAACAAAAATGGCAAATCGCTTTAAAGATGTTAAGATAACTAAAACAATTAAATTTATGGGTTTAGATGTAGAGATACGTAAACTTACAGTAGCACAAGTGAGTGAAATTCAAGCACTAGCTAAACCGAAAGAAGGGGTAGAAACTAATAATGTTAAGATTCTAACCAAAATTGTTCAAGAAGGTTGCGCAGAGATATCAGATCTTTCAGAAGAAGAGATAAATGAATTTGCAATGGAAGAATTAAATAAGCTCTCTGAGGATATCATGAAGTACTCAGGTCTTGGTAATAAATAATGTCTGATGAAGAATTTAAGTTAACTGATGAAGAAATGGAAATTTTTGAAGTTGCTTACTTTCTACAAATGCCAGTCTATAAGCTTGTAAGTGAAATGCCTTACGAAGAGTTTTTAGGCTGGCTCTATTATTTTCGTAAGAGACCTGTAGGTTGGCGAGAAGATCAAAGAACTTCTTTACTTCTTTCAGCTTCTGGAGCAAAAATAGAAGCTACTGAAATTTTTCCAAGTTTGATGGCACTTAAAGAAGGCTTATCAAAACCAACTTTAATTAGCAATTTACGAAATTCACCAATTATGCAATTGATGATGAATGCAAAAGGCGGTAATAAAATAACTACTATATAAGTATATTATGCTAATCGATGATCTCCACAAAGAAATTCAACAAAAACTGGTATTAGAGGCAAATAAATTAGAAATACAATTAGTTGCTAATACACCTATAGATACTGGGTTTGCTAGAAAATCTTGGAGCATTAATGTAGATAATAATAAAGTGACACTTATTAATACTGCTCCATATATAGGGTACCTTAATAATGGCTCCTCTAAGCAAGCACCCCAATATTTTGTAGAGTCAACTGCCCTACAATTTGGAACACAATTAGGGACAATAGTACAAAATATAAATTAGCCTTTAAGGAGCTATTATGGCAATTCAAGTAGATGTAGTTGCAAATACAAAAGATGCAGATGATAAGATTAATAATTTAACAAACAATCTTAAAAGAATATCTTCAAGTAATGTTAATATAAAAGTACCTACTGATTCTAGTAGGTCTATAGAACAAGTTTCTAGTAAATTCAAAGAATTAGGTGTTAATGGTAATAATGCAGCATCTACAATAAGTAAGAATTTTAATAACCTTAATAGTAGTGTAACACACAATGCACAAACAATTACCAAATCTAATTTTAATATTGCAGAATCTCTAAATAGTGTAGCTGTAGCAGCGGCTAGTATGTTTGCTGTCTATTCATCTACAGAGTTCTTGGATAAAATCACAAGAATGGATACTATGATTAGGGTTAATACCACTAGTCTTAGAGATTATAATGTTGCACAAATTGAAACTGCTAAATTAGCTATTGATACCAGATCCAGTATTGAAGAAACAGTTGACCTATATGCTAAACTTACAAGATCTTCGACAACACTAAATGCAAGTCAAGAAGATATAATAAGAGTAACTGGTACTATTAGTAAAACAATGGCGATCGGTAATGTATCAACACGCGATGCTAGGAATGGATTACTTGAATTAAGTAAAGCCTTTAGTATGGGTTCATTACAAGGTCAAGATTTAAGAGCAATATTGCAGGATGTACCTGTATTGGCTCAAGTAGTTGAAAGAGGTATGGGTATTGCAGCAGGTAGTCTTAGATCTGTAGCTGAAGGAGGGGCTATAACTTCTAAGAAAATGTTTGATGCTTTTAAGAATCAGTATAATGAGGTTGAAGCTCAGTTTCAGAAAACAGGTGTTACATATTCACAAGCATTCGAGAATATGGATAATAGTATAACGATACTATTTCAAAAGATAATACACGGTTTCACAGGGGAAAGTTCTATTGCTAAATTTATTAATAGTATAGCAGTAGGTATAGCACATTGGGCAGACTCAATAGATGTAGTAGCTAAAAAATTCTTTTGGTTTAAAATGGATATTTTAATGTTCATTGAGAGACTTTCTCGTGGATTAGTAGAATTTCCAGATGGTGTAGTAAAAGTATTTAATAAAATTAGGGCGATAAAAATAAATGCTATGGATTTCTTTCCACAGCTAGATGTAGTAAAAATGGAAGTCCTTTCATGGGTTCATACACTAGAACGCGCATTTTTCTGGTTATATGATAGGGTAATTGGGCATTCATGGATACCTGATTTAGTAGAGGGTGTTATAGAATGGACTAGAAAGTTATTAGACACACCATTAAAGTATGTGCATCTATTTGTTCATTCTGCATCAAATGCATTTGAATCACTTATGCGTAAATTCAATAATAATGCTATCGTAATGAAAATAAAAGCTTCATATGGAGATAACATAGAATCATTAACATCACCGAAGAATACTACTGGTCATACAGGGTCCTCATTAATTTTAGAAGCTGGCTTAGCATTATTTGCTACAGTTAAATTATTGCAAATGGGAATTGTTCAAAAGATATTAATGTTTCCATTAGTTATGGCCGCATCTATAGGTAATTTAATACGTTATAATTTCCCTGCAATTATTGCAGCATCTGTTGGGGTGGGTACACTTAGCTTTCTTAAAAATTATAAGCCGGATATTGGATCAAATGGTCAACTTAATATTTTACAAAAGATATTAACAGCAGCTTCTACAATCGTTAATTTCTTATATGACAAGCTTACAGCGCTATACGATAGGTATATAGCAAAACCTTTAGGTTATATTACAGAATATCTAAAGACTATATTTGCGCCTTTTATAAATTATTTCAATCATAGCCAACTAGGTCACACTTCTAAGCAGTTATTAGGTATGCGCGATAACACACCTGCTGATGTTGGTCAATCACCAATTGCTACAAATGGGTATGTAGGTAGTGGACCTTATAGATATAGTAATGATAGGCCTTTCCTTCATGATACAGTTAATGCATTACCTAGTAGTTGGCAAATACCTATTATAACAGCTATAACTACTGGCTTTAGTGTGGCTGCAATAAAATTCTTAGGTTCTGGATTATTAGGTCAAGCTGCAGTAAGTATAGTTACAACTGCTGGCTTATACGTTGTAGCAAAGGATGTTGATGGAGATACTAAGGAAAAATTTTTTGATAAACTAGCAATGGGTTTCTTTAGTTTTATCCGTAAAATAACAGACACACTAACAGGCGGGACAGAGAGTAAATTCGGTATACCTAAAGAGCCATTTGAGGCATTAGCTGTTATAGCAAAAACTGCATTAATATTTGCGGCAGGTAGAGAAATGTGGTTGAAAGCATTCACTGGAATGGTTCAAGCACCTACTAAGATAGCAGGAACATTAGTTGATAGATTAGGTCTATCGCATGTAACTAAAGAACTTGAATCTAATGTAAGCAAGCTTAAGGAATCTGCCAGATTAAACCCTGCTTACGATAAGGCAATAGCTTCTGGTAGGGATCTTACACCTAAACAATTATCAATGTTTGGTATTAATGCAGCTTCTGAAGGGGTAAAAGCTGCGACTAAAAATCTAGATCTTGTTAAAAATGCACTAGTCTCTAACAACCCTAATGTAACACCTAAAATAATAGAGGCTGCTTTAAAAGGTGACCGTTCTCAGTTAGCTTCACTCGTTGGAATGGCTAATGTTAGTAGGCTTGAGGAGAAGAGAGATAGCCATACAGACGCTCTCAAGAATTTGGAGAAAGTAACAGAGAATAACACTAGATTAGAAAAAGTAGCTAAAAGTTTAACTACAGTAAAAGATTCGCTTACTGAAAGTGTTACAGCAGCCAAAGATAGAGTTAAAAATATTACTACATCCACATTAGCTGGGGGTGGTGGTACTCTAGGGATGTTGTCAGGATTTAACTTTGGTCAATCACTTGCAGAGGGGGCTTTAAAAGATGAGCCTGCATGGAAACGTATAGGTGCGATAATTGGGTCTTCATTATTGTTCCAAGGTGTAGGCGCATTTATAGGAGATACTATTGCGCATTCTTTAATTGCAGTTACTGGTTTAATTGCTAAACCTATTAGTATGGCATTCGAAGCTATGCTTGGTGGGCTTACTTCCTGGGTTTCTAAAATAGCCATAACAATTGCGACATCTTCGGCTACTATACCTGTTTTAATTGTGGGTTCTATCGCCTTATTAGCAATAGGTATATATAAAATATGGAATGATCCAATACTTTATGGTAAACTTAAAGAAGTTTTGGAAAATGGGTGGGATTATCTTAAGCGGGTATTCATGGTTGCATGGAATAATTTAAATTCAGCTTTTGATGGAATAATAGAAAGATTAAAATCAGCTATTATTGAATCTTTAAAGCCAGATGACAAATCAGCATTTGGTAAATTTAATCAACATGTAAGGGATTCCTCTACAACTCAATTGGTTGGAGAGAGTACTTTAGGCGCATCAGTAGTAATCGCTATCGCTAAGGGTTGGGAAGGTCTGAAAGCAAATCTACCATTAGTATTTAATAAATCAATTATAGACAGAGCAACACTTGATAAAAATTCTGTTAGCACTTTTGAGAAGAGTGTTAGTGATAAAGCTGCTAAAGTACTCTCTCGTGAAGAATCCTTAAAAGCTATTTATAAAACACCTATAAATAATTTACAAGGAATAACCCAAGAGTATCTAATTAAAAAGGCAGCTTCGGCTACTATAGATCTTGATATAGCTAAATCAGACTTAAAATCAGCAGAGGGTGCACTCTCAGTAGCTAAAGATATGGCTGCTAAATCTGCGGCAGAGGCTGCTGAAGCTGATTCATGGTCATTTATTGGAAAACGTATATCTCAAGCATTTGCTGATGCAATAACTTCAGTAAAAGAAGGTATTTCTAGCTTATTTGAGAAGTCAACAGGAGATCTATTAGGTATTATTCCAAAGATATCAATTAAAGGCGGCGAATCACTTATTAAAATAGCTAGTGAAAATAAATTAGTAATGTCTATAACAGCTATTGGTGTTTCTATTGCATCAATGTTAGGCTTGTATAAAAAGGAAGTAGATAAATTATCATTACAGATAAAAAATAATGCAATACAAGATATAAAGCATCAGATGAGACCAGCCACAGTTATAACAGATACTATTAAGGAGTATCAGAATACAAGCCAGCCACAACAAGAACCCTTAAAGAAGGCTGTTGGTGGTATCATATCAGGTATAGGTACAAGTAAATCAGATAGTATTCCTGCAATGCTTTCTAATGGTGAATATGTTATTAATGCAGATGCAGCATATAAAAATAGACAGCTTCTAGATTTAATAAATCATGGCGTTGATCCAAGCGGATCAGTTAATACTAATTTAGCTGCTAGTGTATTTGGTAAGAAAAATAGTAATAACTTAGATTTCAATGATAAAAAATCGGGATTATTAGAGCAGACACTAGAAGGTCGTGCAATAGACAGCTATAAAAAGTTAGTAGACCCTAATATGAGAGGCACAGTCGAAGCTACAGCCGCAGCTATAGCTGCTATGCATTCAGCTAAAATAGCGGATTCTATATCTGCTAATCTTATAAAGAATTCTATAGACTATAAGAGTGGCTCATTTAAAGCATCGATATCTGAAAAAGGTGTATCAGCTGGATTTAATCACAAGTTCGCAGAAGGTGGGTATATAGTAGGCCCAGGTGGACCAAAGCAAGATGCTATACCTGCTATGTTATCTAATGGAGAGTTTGTTGTTAATGCAAACGCAGCATACAAACATAGGCATCTTTTAGATTTAATAAATCATGGGTATGAACCTAAAGGGTTTGGGCATTTTGCTAATGGAACACCTTCTAGTCCTGAGGATGTAGCTAAATATAAAAAACTTGCAGAAGAAGCTGCTGCTGAATTTAAAATAGATGCAGATATTTTCAAGAAGATGATTGAAGTAGAATCTAATTGGGATACACATGCATTATCATCAGCAGGGGCGAGAGGTCTTGGTCAGTTTATGCCAGCTACAGGTAAGAAGTACGGGTTAGAAGAAAAGGACTTTGATGATGCTGCGAAGAATCTGAAAGCCTCTGCACATTTACTTGCGGATAATTTAAAACTATTTAATGGTGATTATAAGAAGGCAGTAGCTTTTTATAACGGCGGTAATAGAGGTGTATCTAATAACCCCAGAGAAGAAACTAAAAATCATTTATCTGAAATATTTGATAGCAAAAATATTAGTACAGTACCTAAACAGGCTATCTCAGAAATAGAAGATCTAAAGTTGAAATTCTTTTCAGCATTATCTTGGATAAAGGATGCAGTACAAAGTATGATTGGCCCTTCTAATTTTGAAATGCTTGAAGATGCATTTAAGAAAATAGGGGAAATGTTTGGAATCATTAATGCTGCACCATCAGTAACAACTCCAACTATAACAAGTAATGCATTGCAACTTAAAACTGTTGATGCTTTTATAGGGTATCTAAATAAACAGTTAGGGTCAAAAGATAAGGAAGGTAACTTTATAAGTAAATATGGGGAAGATGTTAAACCAATCTCCAAAGGTACTTATAATAATATGTCCCAAGAAAGTCGTAATAAGCTTCCACTGCTAGTTGAGGAATTAAAGAAAGCTGAAGAGGATTTAATAGCTGCCAAGGGCTCAGGTAATCAAATAAATATTGATAAGGCTGATTTTAATAAGAAGAATGCATTAGCAGGTTATAATGATGCCATTGGTCAACCTAATGGGACTAATTTATTATCACAAGCGTCTACTTTAGATATATACAAAACTATATCAAAGAAATTAGACTCTAATGGAGATAAGGATTTCTTAAATACTATTAACCTTAACTCTGAAGCTTTAAACAGTATGACTGCTGATCAGCTATCTACTTTAGATAGATTATTTGATTCAATGGAAGCTACTAAAGATTCTGTTACATTTGCTGGAAAACAAGCTCACGGTGACTCTACTAAAGCAGCCAAAGACCTGCTAGGTAGTATTGCATCAAGTAAATCAGGAGCTAGAGGTTTTGCAGACCCTACAGCAGATGGTACAGCAGCAGGTGGTGAGTTTAATAAGAAATTCTCTGGAGATATTACTGAAGCCTTAATTAAAAGAGCTAGAAATGATAAGAATTATCATGCATTTATTAATACTAGGGATGAATTCTCAAGTTCTCTTTTACATACAGGTACATCTTCTTTTGTTAATACTGTTTCATCTAATCTTCAAATGGATAAATTATTCGGAGGTATGTATGGTGGTGTTGGAGGTATAGGTAAATCATTAGGTGATAAATTGACTGATTTATTGCATCCTAAGTCTGATGAACAAAAAACCAGAGATAAAGCACTTGCTAGTAATGATGAAGCTATAAAGAAATTTCAAAAAGGTCATGATTTCTCTGGGTTAGCTAATGTGAGCAATAAAAAGGATTTCACAGATTATGGTAATATGGAAGTTAATATAGCAGCTTCTCTTACGGAATTAAAGACTATTGCTGTAAATACAGCTAAAACTGCTAATACTCCTACACCAAAAGTTGAAGTACCAGAAACAAAAACACCCGATGTTAATACAAATAGCACTGTTGTGCCAACCATCAATGGAGATTCTAGTCTAAATGCTGCTACAAGTAATATAAATATACCATCAGGTGATTTTACAGCTCCGCTAGGCATGGGTGATAATAGTGTCCAATTTAAAGGATTATTAGACAACGTTAAGAATGGCAGCTTCGATAGTATGATGAATACTAAGAAAACCATGTCTGAATTCCAAGTGCCAAACCCTGCAGATCCTAAATCAGTATCTACCAATTTTGCTCAGCAGAAAATATCTGATGATGCCGTAGCTTCTCAAAATAGTAATAATGATTCTAATACTAATAATCTAACTAAAAGTTTAGATTCAACTAATCAAGCTATTGGTAAGATAGGTAGTGGTGCAGGTAGTATAGGAACATTAGCAAATGACTTTGGTGTATCTAGCAATTCTGCATTAGGTAATGTATTAGGGGCAGCTCAAACAGGTGTGCAAGCAGCATCTGCAGTAACTAATCTTATGAGTATATTTGGTACTACTGCTGCTACAGGGGGTCATATTACTGGGCCAGGTTCTGGAACTTCTGATAGTATACCTGTTATGCTATCTAATGGTGAATTTGTTGTAAATGCTGCTTCTACTGCTAATCATAGAGGCCTTCTTGAATCAATTAATACAAAAGGAAAGATACCTAAGTTTGCATTAGGCGGTTTAATAAATAATACTAATGCTAATTCTGTAACACCTGTAGGATATGTTCCTGATTCTACAAAAGCTAATATTGCTAAGAATGCAGCAGCGGCAAGTGCAGCTAATAAAACTCAAAATTCAACATTTCATATAAATGTTACAGGTGATATTAGTACGCAGACCCGCAAAGAAATTCAGGCTATGATTCCACAGATAGCTTCTGGTGTTAATGCTCAAAATCGTGAATTGGGTAATATGCTCACTTCATATTAATAATATAATAAGAAGGCTGTTTATAATACAGCCCTTATTGTAAAGTACCCATTCTAAGGATATTTTATAATAAGACTAATAAAGGAAAATTTATGAGTGAATATGGTATATTAAATAGTGCGAACAATACAGGGCTAGATTCAGAAATTCTTCTTAATTTCTCTACACCCTTATCTATCGTGAGTAATCAGCCTTCATTTGTGCAGGATACAATGAATTTAGGAAGAAAGGCAAGTAATCAAAATGTACAGCGTTGGGAGATTGAAGCTAATTTTGAACCAACCAATGGAAGTACAAATTATTTAACACATAGTGTATCTAATGGTTATGGTAGTGTATTTGGGATAAGAATGCCACAACCGTCTAATGCATTAAGGACTAAATATACAAACCCATACTCTCATGGATGGCCTTCAGTATTAGCATTAGTATCTGTTGGTAGTAATCCTTATGGGTCTTCTTTAACATCCTACAGAGATTATCAAGCAAATGAAAATAAGCTAAGGGTTATTAACTTAACAGGTGCCTCTCTTACAATGTACCCTGGAGAATTTATATCATTTTCTGAAACAGGCTCTCAGTTAGATACTAAGGTTTATCTTGTAACAGCCGTATCTGTAGCCCCTAGTATAACATCATATTTACCTTCAGGTGTAACTGCGGGAAGTTATTACAGTGTCGATATAACTATCTCCCCTTCACTTAGAAAGGAAAAACAAATGGGTACTGCAGCAATAGCTACACCTTCAGTCTTTGTTAATTATGGCGATTCTGTTACGATGTATGCTATGTATGATAATGCTGCTGTTCTTGGTATGAAATTTGTGGATGGTGTATTAAGTGACCCAGGCTCTATTAAATTAATAGAAGCTGTTAACTATTAGTAAGGTATAATATGAGAAAATTAAGTGCAGCTGTTTTACAGCTTATATCACAACCAGAACTTAAACCATTTATAATGGTCCAAGTCACTACCCCAACAGTACAATTATTAGATACCACAGCAGGTTTTGATATAGCCTTGCCCTCTATAGGTACCTTTTCGGCTAATAATGGACTATTAAGTATTGATCCACCAAAAATAACAAATATCACCGATAGGTCTTCTTATAAAATAAGTTATGCAGATCCTACATTTTCTAAAAGGGCCTTATTCGAAAGTGTTATAACCGGCTCCCAAGTAACTTTTTACACAGGGTTCTTTAATACAATACCTAATACAACATTAAATGGTGCTAACTATGGAGAACCTTTAATTAATATGGAGGACATATTAGTGGGTTTTCAAGGTATAGTGGACACACAAGGCTATACTGTTGATCCAACTAATGGTACAGTAATAGCAGTAATTGAATGCTCTTCTCCGATGGCTAGTTTAGGTATGACCAAGTCACTATATACCTCATCAGATTCTTCTGCACAAAGATTACCTATAGGTACGACAGATACAGCTTATAATATGGTTTACGCTGGTTCATTACCAGTAGCAATGCTGTGGGGTAAGCCATGATTATCTCTGAAGGTAAACAAGAGACATTAGCGAGTATGCCGAAGAATACAAACCCCGCATTGTATGATAAAAATCGGCTAATTTCTTGGGTAGGATCTACAATGTTAATTACAGGTTCTGAAGAAGAGCTTTGTAAATTTGAAGCTATTTCTATAAAATTAGAACAAGAAGAAGCCCCTGTAATTCATAGTTTTAGCCCAGGTATTTATACAAGGGAACTACATATGAAAGCAGGTAATATTGCACTTGGGCATAAGCAAAGATTTGAACACCTTAATATAATGCTTAAAGGTAAAGTATCTATGCTAATTGAAGGTAAACTTATTGAAATGGCCGCACCTTTACGTTTTATAGGAAAACCTGGTCGTAAAGTTGGTTACGTTATTGAAGATACTGTTTGGTTAAATATATTCGCTACAGAAGAAACAGATATAGAGAAACTTGAGGAAATATTATTTGATAAAAGCCCTGAATGGAAAGAAAGGGTATCCAATAGTTTATTATGTGATTATAAAACAAAAGAGAAAGACAGAAATTCATATTTTAGTATTCTAAAAGAATTTGGTATTTCTCCAGAACAAGCAGAAAAAGAAGTAAACTTTAAAGGTGATCTTATAGAGTTACCTTTTGGAAGCTATAAGTTATTACTTTCTAAGTCTCCGATACATGGGCAAGGTTTGTTTGCTACAGCTAATATTGTTAGTGGGGAGATAATTGCACCTGCTAGAATAAATAACTGCAGGACTATTGCTGGAAGATATACTAATCATTCACATTCACCAAATGCTATTATGAAAAAGACATATAATGGTGATGTAAATTTAGTAGCTTTGAGGAATATTAGCGGATGTAAAGGTGGTTTAAAAGGTGAAGAAATTACAATTAACTATAGGGATGCTCTCATCCTAAATGGGAGGAAACAAATATGTCAAGTATAGTAGCTTACTCTGTTGGATACGCAACTTTTAGCTGGGCAGCTGTAGCATTCACTGCAGCAGTGGTAATGCAGCAAATAGCTGCGGCTAATATGCGTGCTCGTCAAGCCGCAATGCAAGCACAAGCTGATGCTCAAGCTAATGCAGCAAAAGGACTACAGTTGACAACATCAGGTAATTCTGCACAGATTCCTGTATGTTATGGGCGTAATCTCGTAGGAGGTACTCGTGTATATCAATACACTGCAAATACTTGGAATAGTACTAATGAAAATATACAAGCTATTTTTGCATCAATAATAAATACTTTATACCTTAACTATCCAAACAGTAAAGTATATTTTAATTATAATACTACTTACCCATTACCTTTTAATATACCTTCTTCTTATAGTAAATCAAGTGGCTGGGGTAATTTTGTTGCTCAATCTGTAACTGATGTTAATTCTATTCCAGTAGGCATTTCTGCAAATGATTTTTGGATAAAGACAAATGAGGTAGTATTCCCATTTCACCTTTATATTATGGGAGGCACTGGATATACTAACATTTCACTATTTGGGTTAGGCCTTTCAGGATTTACTTCAGCTAGTGCACATAAAGTAAATAATATATTTTATGGTGGTGACAGGAACACTGCAGAGCTTCATTATGGTATGATTAATGGAGATTTGTGGATTGATACTGAATCTTCTGCTACTATAAATACCTATCTATTCAATGCTACGACTACAAATACATTATATAATGCTGTCCCTGCACCGGGACAATTAAATATGGTTCCGGGTCGAGCATATACTATAGTAAGTCGAGGTACTAATACTGTTGGAAAATATTCATCAAATGGTGCTTATATACCAGGAACTACGCTAACTGATTTTACATTAATAGGAGCTCCAAATAATACAGTAGGTACTAGCTTTGTGATGACTAACACAAACATACCAACAGGATCAGGTACAGCCCATTATTTAAGTTCTTTTTCACAGATCTCTGGATTAGATATTATAACAAATAGCTTTCAATTATTTAATAATAATTTAAATACTCCAGGAATAGTTGCAACCTACAACCCATCTTCTACAATTGGACGTGGAACAATAGTACCTGCAGGTATAACCTATGGTATAAAAGGGGGTACAAATACCGGTACTGGGAATAATCACGAATTCTTATTAGTACAACAAGCTATTTGTTTTGGTGGTATACATAATATATGTCAAATAGATGTAGATAATAAGACCTATGATAGTTCGTTATTTAGAGGTTCTGGAAGTTTTGGGCAAAGGCTATCAGTTAATTTAGAGGGTGCATTAGCTAATCCCAATACTGCCGTAAATGATCAATCTAGACTAAACGCTATATTTTATGATGTTTGTTATGCCTCTTCTGTGCATTATATTGATAGAAATAATTCTAACGGTCCACAGTTTCAAGGGATACCTAATCTACAGTTTTATTTAGAAGGTATGGAATTACAGTATATTGTAAAGAGTATCTCGTTAGCTCTTTATCAGTGGTCATCAACAACGCCTACTGTACCAAATACTACATTCAGCTATAATTGGTCCGGTTCACAGACATTATCTATTGGTAGTTGGACAATGACACCTGGTAATGGATCATCTGGTCAATCCTTATATTCCTTTACACAAACTATATCGACTAGAAATGATTCTAATATTGTTCAAAATACATCACCTGGTAGTATTATTGAAGGTGGTACAGCTTTAGAAAAATCTTTAGGGTTAGGTACTTGGTCTAGCACAACTACAGCTTCTTTAATTGGTATATATAATAGCCCAGCAGCAATCAATGCTGTTAGTAATGCTAATAATTTACCTTTATTTAACTATGCATTAAGTTCAGATCGTGTATATTATAATAATCCAGCATTAGTGTTACTAGATTATTTATTGAACCCTTTATATGGAAGAGGTCTTTCTAAAGATTCATTAGACTACGAGTCATTTTATAAAGCCTCCTTAGTTTGTAATATTATAGTTAAAAGAAATGCGCCCTCTAGTGGTAAACTTTGGAAAGCCAAAGTGCCAAGGGTAAAAGTGGATTTAGGTTTTGTATCAATTTTATATAATACATCTACTCATGTAACCACAGCATCTGGAAATGGGGCAGCCATTATTATATTTGATACAAGTTACACAAATTGGAATGCTGCTCAACCAGCTACCACTACATTGCAGTATGCTAATGGTTATACTAATAGGGTAAATCCAAGCATTACACCAGCAAGTAACGTTGATCCTACTACAGGGGCTATTATCTTTAATGGTTATGCAAATGGGGATTCAATAACTTTTGAAAATGCAATGGTAGGTGATACTAATAAGTTTACTACTAATATGCCTGGTGCTTTGGTTGATGCTTCTACAGCTTATTATGTAGTTAATGCTGTGCCTGGTTCGAGTATCTTTCAGGTATCTATGACTTTGGGAGGCACACCAGTAAATATAGTTAGTAGCTCTAAAACTGCACAGTTTAATACTGCTAATGAATCCTTTTATAGGGATCTTCCTCTTTATGAATGCAATATGGGGATTGATACCTCTAAGGCTATACGTGATAATATTAATTTAATACTTAATACTATGGGTATGGCAGAGTTAATATGGTCTGGTGGAAAATACAAGCTAAGCTTAGTATACCCATATGTGTATGGTTTAAATGGAGATCAAACTTATTTATCAAGCACGCCTCCAACTACCCCTATATATAATATGGATGATGTGGTTCAATATACTGATTCCAACAATAATATCGATTTTTGGAAGTGTATTAATACTAATGTACCAGCAGTGTTAGGAGGGCCTTCTAGCGATCCAACAAATTGGATAGGTTCAAACTATGCTTTAGGCGGTGTTATTGCAGCATATATTAATGATAATAATATTTTGCGTAGTACTACTAATAGTATACAATGGCCAAATGCTCAGACTAGGCTTAATTATTGTACAGTAAGTTTCTTAAACGAGTCTCAGAATTTTGCTCAAGATACTGTATCATGGCCAACTAAGACAGGAACTGTAGAAGGTCCTCAGGTTAACAAAGGTATTTGGTATAATGGTGGATATTACCATAAATCTGATATTGTATATTATTCACCAGCTATTGATTATAGATATAATCTAGGTATAGTATCTTTTGGAACAAACAATTCAGTCGCTCCATGTTCAGCTACTATATACGCAACCTCTGCTACAACTACTGATTACATACATGTAGATACTAACCTTACTGTATCAATGCAATACCTCGGTACAACTCAAACTATATCTCAAATACTTACAAGTTGGGCTACTAATACAGTACTAGTTCAATTTCAAAATCCTTGGAATACTACC